CCAGAAGATATTTTGGACGGCAAGGTTAAGAAGATGGACATCAAAGAAATTTCAGCGATGTACTCTTTGACAATTAGTATGTGCTACGAACTCCAAAGTTCTTGGGAAAAGAAAGCCAAGAATTGGAATGAAATGGCAGATAACTTCTTTGGGTTTATGATGGACAATTTTCCAACAGAGTTGGTTGTAATGGGTTCCAAAGTTGCGCTCACTAACTACCAATTACCGTTTGACGCTAGTAAGCTCAAGAACTTTGATAGGTTCCATGAGAACTACGGCAAATATGTAATGGTTGCAATGGAGAACTAAAAGGGGCCCTTCGGGGCCCTTTTTCATTTAAAAAAAAGGAAAATAAAATGGCAGTGAAATCTTGGTATTTGAGCATCGTTGATTCTAAAACACATAAACCTGTTTTCCATCAAATGTTTTTTACAGCACCTAAAATGAACGACTTTATTAAAGAAAAAGATCTTTTGGAAAAATATCCTAAGCCAGAATTCTATTTTGTCAAAGAAAACTATTGACCTTTTGGTAAAAAGAATATATAATATTGTTATACACTGAACTTTTAGGAGTAAAAAATATGTCTGTTATGAAACAAGAAAAGACTAAAAAAGTAGACAAGACTCGTGTCTATACAGATGCAGAAAAAAATAAAGTAATTGAAAAATTAACTACTGCACGGGTTGGTCTTTTACTTAAACATCCATTCTTTGGAAATCTAGCTACTCGCATGAAATTAGTTGATGCTAGCACATGGTGTTCAACTCTTGCAACAGATGGCCGTACTTTTTATTACAATGTAGGATTCGTAGATCAACTTACTCCACGTGAAGCAGAGTTTGGCTTTGCACATGAAGTACTACACAATGTATTCGATCATATGGGTCGCCGTAACGAGCGAGATCCACAGTTATCAAATATCGCGGCAGACTATGCGGCCAATCAGATTCTTAAAGATGAGCGAATTGGTGACGTTCCACACATGATTAAAATTTTCCAAGATGACAAATATCGCGGTTGGTCTTATGAAAAGATCTACGCAGATTTAGAGGAAAAGGCAATCAAGATTGACTTAAACCAATTAGGGGAACTGCTCGACGATCACTTAGATGATGAAGGTGACGGAGAAGGTGACGGAGAGGGCAAGGATGGCAACGGTGATAAAGAAGGTAAAGGTCGTCCGAAACTTACTCCAGAAGAAAAGAAAGCTATCCGAGACGAAATCAAAGAAGCAATGATTAGTGCCGCACAAGCCGCTGGCGCCGGTCGTGTGCCTGCAGGTATTGCTCGTATGATTAAAGACCTAACAGAGCCTAAGATGGATTGGCGTCAACTGTTACGTATGCAAATTCAAAGTCTAATTAAAAACAACTTTAGTTTTGCTCGCCCAAATCGTAAATCGCAAATGTGCGGTGCTATTCTTCCTGGACTTATGAACGAAGAAACTATTGATGTGTCTTGTGCAATTGACATGTCTGGTAGTATTTCAGATGAACAAGCAAATGACTTCCTATCAGAGGTTAAAGGCATTATGGAAGAATATCAAGACTTTAAATTGGATATTTGGTGTTTCGATACCGAGGTATACAATTACCAATCTTATACTGGTGATTCAGCAGATGAGATCCATGACTATAAAGTCAAGGGTGGTGGCGGTACCGATTTTGATGCAAACTTCCGTTTCATGAAAGACGAAGATATTGTACCTAAAAAATTCATCATGTTTACTGACGGTTATCCATGCGGTAGCTGGGGTGATGAGGACTACTGCGATACGCTGTTTATTATCCACGGAACCGATTCCATAATCCCACCCTATGGTAACGTGGCCTACTATAAATAAAATAGGTACATTATGGCACTAGCTAGAAAAGAAGTTAATGCTCTTAATGTTTTAGGAGTAAGAAAGTTAGATCATATTCCAGACAATTTTACCAAATTGTCTATTAATGGAGTAGATACTACAGCATTGGAAAGCTGGGTTATGTATAACCTGGAAAGTAGGTTTGCTATTAAAAAAGGTCTTAAATTAGATCTTAATAACAAACTTACTGAAAACCAAGAAATAGGTATTGAGGATCCTAGAGAGATAACTATGCTTACCCTGGCGTGTCCACATTTACATAGGAGATAATAAAATGGCAGATACACAAGATCAAGGTCAAGCAGAACAACAAGCACAAGCTGATGCACAACAAGCACCGGCGGCCGCTCCAGATTTAACTATTGCTGATCTTACAAACCTACGCTCAGTTATTGACGTAGCCGCACAGCGTGGTGCATTCCGTGCCGCTGAAATGAGTGCCGTTGGTGCAGTTTTCAACAAATTAAATTCATTCTTAGAAGCAGTTTATCCACAACAACTACCACCAAGCCCTGGTGTAACTGATGGCGTACAACAACCTGATCCTCAGGCTCAAGCCCCAGCACAAGCCCCAGCCGCTCAATAACAGGAGCCCATTATGAAACACATTGGTAAAATGAAAAACAATGGAGCGAAAATTGTCATTGTTTACCGTACTTTGCCAGGTGATCCCCATAGTGCCCTAGTAGTTGGTACACAAGGATTGACTGACATGTATCACGACGGCATGATGACTGTTGTCGAGAGCGATAGTGGTCAGCAAGCAAATGAACTAGCAGATGTATTAGCTGTTCGTAAATTTGCTGACGGAACAAATATGTTGGCATACTTACATACCAACGGACATCTTAAAAAAGTCCCAACAACACAGGTTACAGTTACTCCAAAAGTAAACTCAGACCATATTGCATTAGATGAATTAAATGTGTTGATTGCCGAACAGAAAGGTGTTTTATTAGAAGATTTGGCTGTTAGTGATGGCAGTGGTGAAAAGACTGTTGCTACTAAAAAGCCAACAACTAAAAAAGCTGATAAGGCCGAAGAAGTTGTTACAGAATCTAAAGGCGGGTTAGAACTTACTCCTGCGGAATTGCGTTCACGTGCAGATGCTTTGTTCAAGCAAGCACAGACTTTACGTAAGCAAGCAGATAGTTTAGATCCACCAAAGAAGAAAGCAACAAAAGCAGAAGCATAAAAAAGCCCCTTAATTGGGGCTTTTTTAGACCTTAACTTCGACTACTCCAAGTCCGTCGGGTACATTTTCTAATGCCCGTCCAATTACTGCTAGTGTATTATCACCGTCCTTATATGCTTCTGCATATCCCGGTGTTGCGCTGGTAACTAATAAATCACCTTTGTTGATTGGTCCCACTACTTTACATGGAACACGACCTTTAAGGGCAACTGCTACTCCTGGCATTAGATTGTTCATCAAGTGTGCAGGATTTGTAGATACTATACCTGCCCAGCTAGTTGTTGCTCTTACATTACATTCTGTAACTTCGTATTCTCCGCCTATTACTAAAACTGTGCCTGGTTCATAATCCGAATCGGATGAGTAATTTTCTGCCAAGTCAGCATAGTTAGCACTTGTAGCAACACCGTGGAATGTATTACCATATAAATCATTATCAAATGTAGCATCGCCGCTAACGTGCAATGTACTTCCAAAAGAACCAGTTCCGCTCGCATATAAATTTACAACGCTTAATCCACCAGAAGAATCTCTTTGTGCGATCGTATTGACCTGAGCACTCGTAGTTGCTTGGAAGGCTCCACCTGTTCCTAGTAAACTAGTTGCGGCTAAGTTAGCTCCCTGGCCTAGACTCCATTGTCCATTGATTGTTCCAGCCGCACCCGAGTTTGATCCAGCATTTAAGTTTGGAGATTGTAAGAATGCTCCATATACTCCAACTCCTGTAATACCACCTGCTCCATCACGTTGTACGATAGAATTATTTGATCCAGATGTTGATAGTGTTACGTATCCTGTACTGCCCGATCCTAGTAAACTAGTTGCTTGTAAAGTAGAACCGCTTGCTACAGTCCATGCCCCAGATATTTGTCCTGATCCAGCTTTTCCATTTAACGCTGATGCTGTTAATGCACCAGTACCGCTATATTGTACGATAGCATTATTTGTTCCATCTGTTTTTGCAGTAAAATAATTTAGGCCATCGGACCCCAATAAGGCATTTGCGTAAGTTGCTGTACCAGCTGTTGTCGCCGCAACTGTGCCACCGCCACCTACAGTAAAGTTACCATTAACTACCCAATTACCTGTAATAACACCGTTACCCGATGAAGGTGTTGCAGGTACTGTAGCACCTGGTGCTGTTAGTGTTGCTGATATGGTATTAGTTGCATATAAATTATTGAAATTATTTCCAGCGCCTGTGGCACCAATATTTGTTGTTACGCTAGGATTTGGAAGTATAGAATTGTAAGACGGAGTGCTACCATCAATGTGGAATACTTCAGTTAGTGTTCCACTCTTTGTAACATTGAAATTAATTCTAGTAGAAACAATATTTGATAAATTACCAATAGTGTTTTGTGTTACGTGTAGGTGAACAACTCTACCTTGACCAATATATATACCGTCATCTGTAGCTACGTTAATAGAACCTGAAAAATTAGCTAGTTCTGATTTTAATAAGAAATCATCACCGAAGTGTACGTTGTTATATCCTTCACTAACTCGAACCAGACCAATAGCAGACTGCGCGGTACCCCATAGATAATATCCGCTGTTTGCAGAACTCCAACCTTTTTGTGAAGAATTACTATTGGTATTAGTAACTCCTTGCAATGTTATACCTTGTCCTGCTATAGGAAACTTTGTATTCAAAGGAGCAACTGCCGGATCTGGATTTAGTGTAAATCCGGGACTTGCTATTATAGCAGGAACATCATTATTAAGTTGTTGTAGTAATACTGTTTCGCTGATGTTATTATTGTCTACTATTGTTCCTACTACAGTTCCGCTTTGAGCAGAACTTGCTGAACCTATAGGACCAATAAGAATGTATTGAGTGCCGTCATAAACATATAATTTTTCTAGTGACTTATCCCAATATAAATCTCCAACTGTTTGATCTAAGGGAAAACCTGCGCTGTCGTTGTTTATTATCGCTAATTTTTTCCAACCATTAACTGTTCCATCTACGTTGACATTTAATTTCTTATTGGAAGTATCCCACCATAGTTCGCCAATAACTGGCTTTGCTGGACCAATAGGATTGGCAAAATTTTCCAATAACTGCAAAAAGTTTTCGTTTAATACTTGGCCATAGCCAGAATAGTTTTTTCCGACAAATGTTAAATCGGCCGCAGTGGAATTAATAGTACCGTCTTGAATAACGGCTACTTGTTGACCACTAGTGTCATTTAAAATATATGGCATAATTAACTTCCATTCCTAAATTTGATTATTGGTAACAATGCAACGTTGCGTGGGCGAACTTCTCCCGCAGTACCTGCAGATTCTGTTCTATTTTTAATTGTCCAAATAGCGTTATCGTTTACACCACCGTCATTGTAACTAGTGTCATTTACTGGAGGACTATCAGATGTAAAAAAACCTGCCTCTGGTTCTGGTTGTCCAAGTGCGTTACGTGCAGGATATCCAGAACTACCATCTAGGTTTCTATTGCCGCTCAACGGATTATTTCCATCGCCCTGTATATACCATACGTCATCAAATAAGTGAGAGTGATTACCTAGATCGCCGGCTTGTTCTGAACCTAAATTACGTCCTGAATCAACACCGCGTCCCATATCCCATCCTCGGATAAATTCACCTAGTAAGTTTGGAAGAACAAATTGATTTCCTCCGCCGCCATATGTATATCCAATCGCTGTAAACAAATCAGGATATGATGTAGTAGCTACTGTAGATCCATCACAGATCAAGAAACCAGCTGGTGCTGATGATCCGCCGTGATGCATAATCGTACCTGCTGGTATTGCTGTAAAGTTATTGATCGAAGCGTTAAGTGCATTTGTTAGAGCGTTTATTTCGCCTTGTAACTGAGCTATTTGAAAATCAACATAATTTTTAACAGCATATTGAGTAGGAATTCTACTAGGTTCGTCGGCTGTTAGCATCGGATCGTTATCGAAGCGTGTAATTGAGTTACTAAATGCATCTGTTAACGTTGCTACTTGAGCTGTTAATGCGTTTGTTTCAACTGAGACAGCTTGTACATCTCCAACAACCATAGATTTCCAACTTGACCCAGGAGCTCCTAAGTTATAAGTAGAATCCGTTTCAGGAAGCATGTCACCTTGTATCGACCATTCGCCGATTAAGTTACCCGGTTGATTAAGTCCTGCATCAATCGTTTTAGAAAATATCGTATCAAATCTTTGTGATACGGAACCTAAACTATTACCGTAATCAGTATTAGGAAGTATTGTTGTTCCGTTATCTAAGCGCCAATTTCCTGTTACTAGACCTTGCTGACCTAATCCAGGATTGATTGTAGAAGCGTATACTGTTTGCCAGCGTAAACCATTCGAACCTAAACTATTACCTAAATCAGCGAAAGGAACTAATTGGCTGTTGTTAGTCAACTGCCATTGGCCATCTAATACTCCAGTTGCAACCGCAGATCCTGCGCTAAGTCCCGCAGAGTAGATATTGCTCCAAATATAACTTTGATCACCTAATTGTTGTCTCTTATTGCCTGCAGGAATAATTCCTTCTTGCAACATCGTAGCAACAGTTGTTCCACCGTTTATAGCAAATCCAAGTTGTGGACCCGCCGCGGTCATGTTTAAATTATCGGAACTATCATCTGCTATAACAGAAGCAGTACCAGATGTTCCGCCTATCTGTAATCCGTTTTGAAAAACCCATGTATTTGCGATAGTTTCATTTACATCTCGCTGTGGATATGTAGTATCTAATAAATTTGGAATTCCATATAGTGCAACATCTGTAGTTGTACTAACATGACGGTCGCTAGCACTATAATTCTTAAATGTTAAACCTCTATAAATTTCTGGGAAGCCCGTGGCAACTAAACTGCTAGTCGATACGAAAGTTTTCTGAGAGAATACAGCGATTGCTTCTCCGTTGATAACAAGCTCAACCACAGGATGCGGAGATCCTGAATTGTCTGCCACTGAAGTAGAACGCCATTCTGTTTCTAAGAACCCAGGAACACGTTGTGGTCCTACTAGTATGTAACCACTGCTCGATGTCGCAACATATAATTGTTGATCATCACTCTTGAACCAGAAATCGCCGGGTTGATTAGCTGAAACTGCGGCACCCGATGGATTAATAGTAGCATCAGTAGATGTAGTACTGTATAATGTTACACCTAGTGGTCTCCAATTTGTACCATCATAGGCCATTGGACGTAATATGCCTGCTGTATTGTCAAACCACATTTGGCCTTGTAACTTGTTTACTGGTTCAGATGCACCCGCAAAATTTTCTAATAACCACACAAAGTTATCATTTTGATATTGACCGAATCCAGAAACATTTCTTCCAATAAGATTTAAAGAGGTAGATTGATCTACCTGTCCATCTGGAACTGTTGTTATTAGTGTGTTATCGTATAATCTTATTAGATATGACATCGTTTATTCCTTAAGCGATTGGGTTGCCTGGATCAGCTACCCAAACCTGACCCGATACATAGTATCTATAAATGTGTTGGACACAAACTGGTTGTTGTCCTGGTTGTGTGCTTACAGTAATACCAGGAGTTCCATATAGTACTGCTTGGCTATTTTGTATTCCGCCTTTATCGACAGAAACATACTGTCCTGCAAATGTTACGTTAGTTAATAAACTAGGTAAAATATAATTCAAAGTATTAACACGTGCTTCTGCTTGGTCTGGAATATTATATAATGAACTGTTAGGATCAACCGGTGGTAACATAATATTTAAAAAGTTGTTTATGACAAAGGAATCAACGTTAGCTTTACCGGTGATGTCAACTGTAAACACATATTTCTTGCTGGCCGCAATCTGTTGAACGCTGTCAACATAGCCCTTTGTAGCAAGAGTGCTTGTACTATCTGAGATTAATGTCGGTTTAGCGTTGATAATTTTCTTGCCGCTAATATTAATATTTCCAAGACTAGCGTTTTGCAAAATTAGATCACTAGTTGCATCTGTAGTGTTAATAGTCGATGTCGAAACTGATACATTACCAACTTGAATATTTGTAAGTGTTCCAATGGTTGTTAGATTTGGCGCTCCAACAACGTTGGTCAAATTCAATCCACTAGTTCCGTATCCAATAATAGGATTGCCTGCAACATTTAATGTATTAGGGGAAAGAACATTTATACCGTTATTGAATTCCCACCAAGAATTTGCTGACCTATAATAGATAGTATGATCAACTGTTCCGTGTAACACAATACCAGCGTCATCTAAGTTAACATCCGGTATACTAGGATATGCTAACTCAATAATCTTATTCTGTACCTGTAGATTTTTTATTTGTGTTTCTGTAGCATTGTTGATAATATCTAAGTTGCCCTGTATGCGAACATTACCTGCAATATCTAAATTATAATAAACGTTAGATCCATTTTTTCCTGGATCATCTGTCCATATACCAATTTGTTTAGTAGTAGGTTTAATTCTAATAGCTGTAATGTCACCGCCCTGAGACGCACTAGCTACCTGTAATGTTAAATCTTGTTCAAGTGTGCTACTTGAAATAGTATTACCCGTTATGTTATCATTGTAAATCTGTATACCGCCATCAACTGCGTTAATACCGCCAACTGTTACTAGTGTACCTGTGATAACTGCCGTTGCTGTATTAAAGAATGCAGTAATTTTACTAGAATCTACACCTGCAACTCCGCCTGCGTTACTTGCAGTACCTTGCATTTCTGCTGTGGTTATAAGATTTAAACCTTGGACTAGATTTGTTAAACCACCTAATGGGTTAGCAAGAGTAAATGCAGAGTCAGTTAATATACCGATCAATACACCGTTGTTGTATAGATTAGAAACTGTTCGGAATGCTAGTGTACTATCTTGTACTGTCTCAACAACAAATCCTGCTTTTCCTGTTACATCTGAATATATCTTACCTGTTTGCGCATAGTTGCCTGAAATACCATCATAGTATTTTAATTGTCCGTTAGTAGTATCGATCCATAGATCACCTGCTACAGGTCCTACTGGCTGTAGGTTACTAATAATTGGACCACCAACTGGGCGAGGTAGATTTTGTTCATTAAACACATATAATCTTCCAGCATTGGTATTAAACCAAAGTTGACCAACTATTGTTTTTTCTGGGGGCTCGGTGTTAGCAAAGTTTTCTAATAAAGCTACTAAGTTGTCGTTGTAGTATGTTCCATAGGCATTAAAATTTTTGCCTATTAAGGTAAGACTAGTGCTAACCTGATTGATTGTTTGATCAGGTATAGTCGTTAAAATATCGCCGTTTGTTTTATTAATTGTATATGCCATAGTCTTAAGTCTTTATTAAGTAGTTTAGATAAGGACCAGTACCCTGATTGCTTGCTAAACCTTGATTTCTTAAATCAGGAACCTTAAAGTTTCCAGGCCCTGTCCCGCCATAGATAATTCCTATAACTTGATATAGATTATAGTATGGGCTAGTTGGTAATGAACCATCGTAGGCTGTACCATCACACAATAACCATGCCGGTCTTGTAGGATCGTCTAACGATGGATAATTGGTGTTGTTTGCAAAACTAGGTAGCTTGTTGCTTGGACCTGCAAAAGGAATTACACAACCTGTTTGTATCAATCCAAAATATAAATCTTGTAAGAAATCTGATTTCTGTTGTCTATAAACTGTTCCGTTTCCGCTAGCACCAGTATCTGGAATATTATTTCCGTATTGATCTTGGGCTTGTCTATAGATCATTATCTGATCTGATACTCTAGTAGTTGCTGTTGTTCCGCCTTTGGCTAGATAAATTAGATCAGGTGTGGCACGTGTTTGGAATGTAACAGGGGAAGATCCATTAAATGGGATCGATGTTAGTGAATTAGTTTGAGCACTAAACGCTTCTATGCCGCCCTGTATAGTAAACTGCTGAGGCGATGATAGTGCCGCGGCTGTAGTTGCATTTCCGGCAAATGTTGCAGTACCGCCTGGCCCCGTAAATGTCGAAGCATATATATTTCTAAATGCTAGATTAGTATCACCGATATTATATATGTTAGTTTGACTAGGAACAATCAATGATATTTGAGGATTTGCAGGAGCAGTAATAGGGTTAGCACCAACTGTAAGTGCTTTCTTAAGAATATGCTCACCTGTAACCAACAAGTCGCCGCCTATTCCTGCGCCACCATTTACATATAATGCGTTTGTTATCGTTGAGACGTTACTGCTTGTAGACGAATTTACTACAAGTTGATCAAATGTACCTTTGGTACTGGCAGTTATGCCACCCTCAACTGTTAGATCAGCATTTGTTATTCCTGGATATCCAACATAAACTTGATTGCTGTTACCATCAACTGTGAGCAGTTGTGCTGTTATATTATTTTTTATTGCCTTAAAGACAAATCGGCCACCTGATGTATTAGATGAACCAAATGTATTTAGAAATGTTGCATCATACTGATTCTGTCTTTGTATCGCAAACGTAGGAGTGCTTCCTATTAAGATACCTCTGTCGTTGTTATCACCGAATGTAACAACGCTAGCGAATGTTTGTGCTATATCTAATCTAGCAAAGTTATCTGCTATTACAGGAGCTGTTGAAGAACTTTGTAATAATGCCTTTGCAGAATTAGCTGTTCCGTTAACTGACGCAAGTATAGGGCTTTGTGTTGTACCAAAGTTTTTGGTTGTTACGTTTATACCCGATTTAATTTGTGGGAAACCGTCAATAGACTGTAAAGGAGTAAATGCAGTAGGGGAAATAATCTCTATAGCATTACCATTTACATAATTGATAATAATATTATTTGAAACACCAGTTACATCTGTAACTGCTGTTGCATAAGGACCTGTTTTGCTAGTGCCAGAATATGCAGGACCGACTAGTATCCAACCACTACCATTCCAAATGTTTAATTGTTGTTGAGTAGTATCTACCCAAATATCTCCAATGTTAGCATTGGTTGGTGCAGATGGCTCCTGGTGTACTCCATTTACAGGTGACCAAGATGATTGATAAGCTGTTCCATCATTAACAAACAGTTTTTTGTTCAAAGGATCGCTGGTGTTAAACCATAGTTGCCCTTCGATTGGATTGTTAGGTGGACTAGAACTTGCAAAATTTTCAAGTATATGAACTAGATCTTCTGATAAAGCAGGGCCATAACCTGGATAGTTTTGACCTACTAGTTTGATGCTAGTGTCAGAGGTGTTTAGAGTTCCATCAACTACAACTATAGGTGTGGTTTTACCTGGATCAGAATAATAAACGTTATAATTCGCCATTGCGTTATCCTGTTATGCTAGTCAAAGCCTGGACTCTAACTGTATAGTCAATTTGAAGCATACGGTTCAAGCTCTTTTGAACTGGGTGGAATATCACATGAGTTAACAAGTTACCTGTTCCGGGACCGTTCGTACCGTATGCTCTTAGACCTAATTCATCAAATACATAGTTACTGTTTAATTGTGTAGCTGTATCAAATGCCTGCTGACCGCTTGGTTCACCAAAATCTAATAAACAACTTACTAAGATGTCTGTATATGCTGTACCTGTAATATGACGCACATCCATAAAGTTACGTGTGGGATCTAAATCCAACGGGTTACTTGAATCAACAACTTTAATATAGGTTTGATTGTATAAGTTTGCCGCAACACCAACGGTATTAGGAGTCAAATACGTAATAATACCGGTAGGATCGACACGTGTTCCGCCATTTCCAAAGCACATTTCAGCGATCCAGCCCTGTCCTTGATTACTAACTGCTTGCGCAAGTGCTAGACTAAAGTTTTCGTAGTGGATAGCATTTGGCTTATCGATAAAAACTTCTTTAGTTTCGGGGTCGAATATCTTAATATGACCGCGCAAATAGATACCACTAGTTTCGTCGGGCTTTTTTTCTTCTTGGATTGTTTGATTTTCAGTCATTTTAGGGTCTTTGTTTTCTTCTATCATGTTATTTATTCGCTTTTAAAAGTATGTGGTTATACTACTTTAACCCACGCACCGTTTAGGAAAATCTGTAAGTGCTGTACACCGTCTGTTTGAGGGTTCCAACTAGTTCCGTTTGATACGGCTAGCATGCCATTAACTGGGCTAGAAGGCTGGGCACCTGGTTGTAGGGTCATTGTAGCCGCAATGTTAGTAGTAGCTATAACTCCAGCACCGCTAACAACTATCGAAGATCCATCAACTTTAACACCACCTAGCTGTGTCATACTTGCTGTAGAAATGCTAATCGTTCCAGACGCATTAACAATACCGCTTGTGCCAACTGCTGGAATAATAACTCCACCTAGCACAGAACTCGTAGCTGTTGTTAGAACAACGTTAGAGCTAATAGTACCGCCCGCATTGACTGTGATACTTGTTCCGTCGACTTTGACACCGCCTAATACGCTAGTACTAGCAGTCGGCAATGTATATGCTGTATAGTTTGCTTTAATCGCACCGTTACTGATTGTAATGGTACTATTATCTATCTTAACTGTACCGTACTGGCTTGCAGATGCTTGTGGTAAGTTGGCATAGGTCGCAAGAATAGTACCATCTCCTTCAATTGCTACAGTTACTCCATCTACTTTAACACCGCCCACAACCGAGGAACTGGCTGTGTTCAATGTGTATGGGGTAGGAGGATATAATGTATATACTCCGTTGGAATATGTTAGAGTTCCTGTTCCACTACTTGCGGCTGTCACTGCACTTAAACTAGAAGATTGCAAAGGAGTATAACCTAATGCAGTAGTAACTTGATTGCCAGTAATTCCTGTTAAAAATTGCGATAGTAGCGGAGGAGTATAAGAAAATACTCCGGTTACGTTGTTATATGTTAAAGCAGGAGTGTTACTTGGTGCAGTTGTTGTTACACTTAAATTAGTTAGTTGCAGACCAGTTGCACTAATTTTTCCTTGACCGTTAATTTTAATAGTAGTACCATCGACGATAACACCGCCCAGTAAAACAGTTGTAGCTGTTTGTAAAGCAAAAGATGCTGTTGTAACGCTGATAGTGCCGTCTGGCGCTATTCCAATACCAGTACCAATTTTAACACCACCAACACTTGTATATGTTGCTGTACTAGCAGTTAAGGTAACGTCTGCTAAGTTAGCAATTGGTACCCAGGAACCGTTCCATGACTGGAATAGTCTTCCATCTGCATTACTTTGAGCAAGTGAGCCTGCATAGTTTGCGGCAACTGGAAAGAATGTTTGGTTTGGATAGTAAAAAGGTATAATATTATTAGTCGATGCCGCAATCATCTGTCCGCCGAATACGGCTTCTCCAGTTACTGTTAACTGATTCGTAACTGTTGTATATTGTGATTGAGAATAATTAAACGACCATGGAGATTTTGTTTGATATGTTACTGTTACAGAATTATAAGTAGTATCTGCAGGTGCTCCAGGATTTACAACATTAATAGTTCCTTGCATCGCAGGATGGAACTGACAATTATAGTATAGTGTATCAGGTGCCGAACTATCAACTACCCAAGTAATAACGCCAGTATCGGTACCAGCATTTGTTACACCCATACTGTAAAGATTAGCAAGTCCGTTGCCTGCAACAGTTTTAATCCAAAGAGGATGTCCAGTTGCATTAACGTTAAAGGTGTATGTGTTTCCTCTAACTACATATATAGTTTCATTATTAATACCATCGACTACGTATGCTTGACTGTGTACATTGTTAACGATAAATTGATGATTATTCGATTGACCTTGTACTGTATTATTGTAAACTGCACTAACAGCAGGTGACCATGTTATATATGCTTGTCCTGGATAAGGACTAGAGTTTGGTGCTGTTACAGCCGCAGTAATAGTTGCAGAGTAAGGCCCGACACTCGAATCATATGTAAATGGACCTGTAAATGAAAGTGTTGTTCCTAACAAACCAGCAGGAGTACTTATTCCGGGTGGCAAAGGCATGTAACCTTCTGTAAATTTCCATAATCCTGTTTGTGCTACCCCGCTAGTTCCGTTACTAGAATCTCCATTCAATACTACTGACGCTGTATTAATACTGACTACCGGAGCTCCCTGCACACTTAAGGTTCCATCTCCCACCGAACTCAAACCGTTTCCAACTTTTACACCGCCTAATGTTACAGATGTTGCCGTGCCTAACACTTGCGCTAGAGCAGTTAATGTACCTGCGGCACTGATTGATAATCCCGATCCTACTTGTATACCGCCCAGAGTTGAAGTTGTTGCTGTTGACAATACAAAACTATTTTGTGCGCTGATGGTTCCATCAGCTGTTATATTAATATTTTGACCAATCTTAACACCACCAAGTCGTGCACCAGTTGCTGTAGTTAGAACAAAAGATGCACCTGGATCTCCTTTAGCGCCTTGGGGGCCTTGCGGGCCTGCAGGGCCTTGCGGACCAGTGGCTCCTTGTGGGCCTTCGGATCCTGTAGCACCTTGTGGGCCTGTTAGGTTTTGGCTAAGATAACTGTATGTTAATCTTTTGCTAATTCCGCCATCAACAATCAGGAACGCTGATTGCGGACTTAGTGGAGCAGTAACTAGGGGCAGTTGTGTTATTTTTGTCATTTTTTATTCACCTTCAATTGGGGTTCCGTCTTCATCTTGTAATATAAATTCTGTTTCTAGGATAATTACTGGATCTCCACCATAATATGTGTCGTCTGGTAATTGTGATGTATCTTGCAATAAGAATCCTTTTACAGTATCTGTAAATTCTTGTCCCGGTCTCAATACTGTTTCACTTGCTTGAGCAGGATCTGCATAGCTCGAGAGTTTAAACATACTCTGACCTACACGCTGTCTTACAACTACTGTCTGGCCTGGAGTCACTTCAATATTTAACTGTACTACCGGACTTGTTAAACTATTTGTTATAGTAAATTCCGGAGAAACTGTCATATTACTGGTATTTCCATTACTATCTGTTTGATTAGAATCGTATGCAACTGGATTATAAGTTACAACTGTATTTGTAGTTGGTTTTAACAATTTCTTGCCGCCGTAAAATACATCAACCTGATCCCACGGATTCGCCAGGGCAGTAAATTTGATGTTTTGCTCAAATGACAAGTTATCGATAGTCAATGCTATATCGTTTAGACAAATAGCACCATTAGTTACAGTAGTAACATCGCTAGTTGCTGTGCCATTTACAACAACAAAATTTGTTCCTGTAGAAGTTACAGTATAAATTCCATTGAATGCATTTGGCTGTATTCCAGACACAGTAATTTGATCGCCTGCTACAAATGTCTGAGACGGTGTTGCAGAATAGTAATACGTTATATATGATCCATCGCTAATGATGCTTGTTATGTCAGTAAACGCAGGAATATATGTTTGAGTTATAGTCTGATCTAATACAGGTACATTTGCGCCAACTCCTTGGTCGATAACTTTAGTGCCTGCAGAATATGCAGAACGTGCGCCAGTGCCTAGTGTAGCTCTGGTGATTTGACTTAATACATTTCCATATTTGGCAAAATATTCAATGCGCTCGCCTGCAACGTATATGATCCCCGGCAATCCTTTCTGTGGATTTGGGTAACTCAATACTGATCCATCTTCAACTAAAATACTTGTATCTGTTATCAATAATGGATTAGTTAATGTAGTTGTTGCTCCATCGCCAATGCGTTTAACGCTAGTTCTGCCTAGGATATCTGTAAACATTCTATAGCTCAAACTACCAACATAGGCATCCTGGCTCATGCTCATGATAACAATAGTATCGGAAGGGCCTGTATAGAAACTTGGTCTGATTGTAATTGTAGTCCCATCAGTGCCTATGGTATAATCTATATCAGCAATTAAACTGGCACCGTTGTATTCTACCCAGATATATGCGCTGTCGAATACAGGACGCTGTATTTTGTAAACACCTAAACTATTACCATTGAATTTTTCTTTTCTTAAGAAATCACCATCATGGTTAGTGAATGATGTAATTCTAATAGTATCGTTAGCACCTCTATAGCTTAGTGTTTGCAGTAACAATTGATTGTCTATAATTTGATATTCATAGCTATCAAAGATAACAAATGCCAATGCATCTCCTGTGTTTAAGCGGCCTGACGGAAACTGTACGATTCCTTCGGCGGCATTTAAGAAATAGTTAGAAGGTGTGTTATCTAATTTAGATCCGTTCAACCAAACTTCGAGTTTGCTATTATCGATGTAACCTCTAGGATAGTTGATGTCTTGATTTAATCTAACACCAGTAGCATCCAATATAGTCCATTGAATATGTGTACCTGGATTTGCTGGTACATTAGTTGATGTACTATCAAATGTTGTAATAGTACCGCTTCCTGATAGTTGGAATGACGTTAAGTTGCTTCCTACTATAAAATAAATTGTTGCAGGAGGAATCAATCTACGATTATTCAATTCTACGATCACTTGACTGCTGTAAGGACCTGCTATTCCTGGAGGTTGTTCTAACGCAAATACTGTTCCTTGAGCTCTTGGAATAACTTGGGTATAAACTTCCCCTGCGGCTTTATAAGGTGCATCAAAATACCAAACTTGTACTTTGTTAATCGCGGCGTTGTTGATTCCTTCGATAACTCTAGGTTTGATAATAGTTAAGTATGCACGTGGATTACCTCTATTTTCTCCAGACGGAGCAGGTTGCATAGTCCAGCCATATGTCTGTGTAGATGTGCTTGAAAACTCAGGAACCGGAATTCCGTTAACTGTTACATACACACTACCAATATCGTTCATTGCTACATTTGATAATACGTTGGTTATTGTTGCGGCACTAAACTGTACTTGTTTGTCTATAACGTTTATTCCACCAATATCAAAAGAACTGATGCTTAGGTAATCAGGACCAGGTAGTGTCGCCAACAATGCGATATTATTGTTAGTGATGTCAAGCAAATAGTCAGTACCGTAGTGTAGAGGAGTGTTACCTGCAACTACAATTAGCGAACTAGTATTTGCAATATTGCCCATGTAAAACGATTGAGTTTGTCCATCTAACTGATATTTGTAATTTGAAATGAGCGGAGCACTTAAGAATCCTGTAGCACTAGTTAAAGTGTTTACACTGAACACGCTGATCGCAACTGACTCTTGAATTTCTCCAGGAATCATTTCTTCAGGCGCATGGCTAGCATTAGCAGTAATATATGCATCACCATCTATAACTATGTCAGCAGGATTAATACCTAAAATAGTTCCGCTATAGTCGCCACCGCTTATTATTGTATCTAGACTTTCATCATCTGTTGGAATTTGTGTACCATCATCTTTAGAATTTCTAAATGTTACAATATTGTTAGCTGTTGAAATAGTTGTTATTCCTAATCCAAAACTTCCTGGATTTATATTGTAACTTAGTGTTATAGTAGTAGTCGACGCTGTAGTTGCTTGGTAAGTACCATCGATCGCAACGTTTTCATTTCCTGCAATTATCCAAGTACCTAACGAAGGAATACTAGTTTGAGTTGATATACCAAATGTAACAAGGTATGGACCTACTCCTGTAGTTGTTACTATGTTAGTTACTGTAACATAAGGAATCAATTCTGATTTAGGAATATATACTGTTTCACTAGTTCCATTGCCCGATAACGTTCTTGTGATATTAGGTACGCCCTGTACAGAAATTGCTTTGATAGAACCTGCTGTGCTTGTGCTTGTAACTGTAATTATTAAATCGTTTTGATCATAGTGAGTATAAGTTACGCCATCACTGTTTAGAGTGTAGTAGCTTCTTTGACCACCAAGGCTAGTTCCAAATATTCTTAGAATGTCGTTGACTACATAGCCTGTACCTGTAGTAATAGTTGTTACTATATAATTGCTAGGAATAGTATTTGTTATTCCAACATCAAATGTTGCTCCGTTGCCTAGGCTATGCTCTGTTTCGTCTACACTAACGTTGTTGAATGAGCTTGCTCCGTCAATTCTTACACCATTTAGATATGTATTAATCTGTGTTCCTGTAGCAATACTAAATGGAGTAGTAACCCCAACGCTACCGTTGTTTAGCTCGGCTAGCTGTAATGACAATGTAGCCACTGTTGCACTCACAACTGCTACTTGAGACTGTAGCGATTCTATCTGTGCCACCAATGATGTATAGTAAGGATTTAATACCGATTGGTTTCCTAATGCGGTACTTACGGTCGTGTACTGTGCTACCGTGCCTAGTGTATTTTGTACATAAGTTATCTGGCTGTTTAGACTTGTTTGTTCTGCTGTTGCAGAAAATAATTCGGATGATATTAAATTAAAATCGTTTGAATTAGAAACCTGAGGATTTAAAACAACCCCATAATAATCAGGAGTAGAATAGTTATCCCACGCAGAAGTCCAGTAAGGTAACACTCCATAACCGCCCGAGAAGCTGTATGGTAGAGTATCAACTTTAACACCAGGAAAATCAATACCTGTCATTAATTGACCTAGCTGATCGGCACCAGGCATTCCTGATGTAGGTGCATAATAATCTTGTATTCTATCTACTGCTGTAAAATATTCTATATCTTTTGGATATGTTATTTCTATAGTGCTTTTGATAGTAGGAACTGCAGATAATTCTAATGTTGCAAATTCTTTGCTATATTCAATATCGCTTTGACTGTACTTGGTTTCAAACCCAGTTGGGCCTGTCATTATGTAAGATGTACCTGTATTTGTTACAAAAGAACCTGTGCTAATAGTAATCGTGTAGGAATCAGAAAGTTGGAGAACCCCATTAATTTTCAATTCTATATTGGCTTTGTCCATAGTAGGAATCCATGTCAATGGATAACGGAACGTTTCTCCATCTGCTAGATAATTGTCTGTAAAATCTTTGGATCCAACTTCTCTATTATATCCAACACGGTCAAATTTAAGTGTTGTAGTTATAGAACGAACAGCACTATTTCCTAATATAGGATAAGCTGTTGCAATTACAACTGTAGGTCCGCCACCTCCTGCCATTACTATAGTAGGTGTTGTAGCGTAGCCTGTTCCTGGATTTGTTACGATGATCTTGTAAACAGTTCCATTAGAAATATATGCATCTGCTGTAGCGCCAGTGCCCAAATCTCCAGGTGCAGAAATAATCTGTACTGTAGGAGCAAATTGATATCCTTTACCTCCACTAGTTACAATAATTTCTTGTATACCGTAGGTGTAATTTGTAAACCAATTGTTCCAAGGAGCAGATAGTAACTCGCCATTTCCAAACCCAACTGTACGGAAACGCTTTTGATTCGCATCCCAATAACTAGGTAAGTCAAAGTCGGTTACTAGTGTACTGCTGTAGTCAGTTGTTGTATAGTTTACTGTAAAATTACGAATCTTAGTATGATATGGTTTAACTTCGTTAATATATGATTCGTAGTAGTTACTGTCTTGTAGTTTATAGGTAGGACGTTGATCCAAAGAACCTGCATGATTTGTTACACCAATAAATGTTGTCTTGAATGTCCAGTCTAGATTTTTTTGTTCGCTTAGTGCGTACTTGACTGCTTTGAAATATAAAGTATTCCAGTAGACTCTTAAATCTCCTACAAATATATCATCTTTCAATGCCAGCAATATATAGTTTAATTCTTGATCAGGTGTTTGGTCAAAGGCTGTTTGGTCAAACGACGATATTTCATCAAACGCATAAACGGAATTTATAGTGTTCCATAACAAGCTACTGAATTGAATAGTGCCATTTTCGCTAACCATTAAATCCCAATTCGCATCAAATGTGCCAACCAGGTTTCCACTAGCGGTTCTTCTCAAGATTAGATAACGGCCATCGCCTCCGTTTCTAACTTTGACATAATTACCTTCTGCTACTGTACTTAGGATATCTAATTCATATGTGCTATCAACAGTACTCACAGCAGGCTGTAGTTCGTTATATGACGGATCTTTCCAATCGATATAATTCCAATAGTATGTTGTATTGTAAGATTGTGTTTGAGATTTAACCCATACTTGTTTACTTTGGACCCATTGATAGATCGCCCAATTACCGTTGCTGGAAGAATCTGTCTGAACAACACCTGCATATGGTCTTATATTACCGTATGCTACAGTATATCCTTTACCGGCTGATATTATATTAGCACCTACAATTTGTCCTTGAGAATTTAATACAGTCGTTACAACAGCACCTGTACCATCTCCTGTGATTTCGATATATGGCGCATTTATATAACCGTTTCCAGGATTTAGTATCGTTATTGCATCAATACCGCCGTTATCGTTGACACTAATTGAAACTTCTGCCTGTGCAAAGAACTTAGTTACAATAAAGTTTAATGTAGCTAGGTCGGGCACAACTGTATCATACACTCCGGTATTGGCCGCAAGAATTTCTTCCATGGCATTTAGGTTGCTAAAGCTACGCGATCCATTTATTAATTTTGTTGATAAAATACTGTTTGCATATTCAAATATATTTTTCATAGCTTGTCTTCTATCAACAAACATGCTTTGACGCGGACGAATATTGATACCTGTTTGCAATCTACTTGGTAGAGTAGGATCAGGGACAAGATTACCTAGCGAATCGTGACCTAATATACTATCAATTAATTTTTGTTCTAGCATGGAATTAGGCATACTTTCCGAGTTGCCTTCTTCAACTAATAACCATTCAGTATGTATTTGGGCCGCGTTATCTATAGTATCCATTTCTATCGACAAGTGAATATTGTCAGACACTAATGACGTTTTATAATTTACCATAGCCAATGCTGTTGGTCCAAGCAACATAGCATACTGTAATCCCTGTGCTTGAGGATTGCTGATTAAACTAGCAACGTCAAATGCACTCATTCGTCTAGTTGTATTTGCAGGAAGTACTGTTTTATTTTTAACCCAGAAATAATATACATTAGTGAATGACGCTGAAACAGAGTTATAAACTTGTTTAACACTCATTACTGAATTATCAGAATACTTAGGTTGTCCGCTTATTCCTTGCGCCAGACCATCTGCTGTATCTGCTAATGCCGCCCACTGGCTTGGTAGGTATTGTGTACCGACCCATTCGTATACGTCAAACGTACTACCAGGAAATACTCCTCCCCAATTATTTCGTCTATAATCATAGGTGTCTTGCTCATACCACATGTACTTGACAGAGCTCAAATCCCACCATAGTTGACCAACATGTTCATCAATCCAGTTAGTATTCGTGTCTACAACTACTGCGGAATTTCCTAGACTATAAACAGCAGGGTCAAACAATGATTTAAATTTTAATTCTTGATCAGCTTGTCCAGGTATACGACCTTTAATAGGATCTATAAATTCAATGTAATCTACGATTTCTTGATTAAAGTCATCTAATGTTACTACTCTTGTTATTTTGTCTAAGTCAACTAGATCATCTTCCGATCTAATAACTTTCCAAGAATTTGTTGTTCCATCTTTACCTGTGAATAAAACTATCTGTCCTGTAGCGGCTCCTGCTAAAACTGTAGTAGGTGCTCCAATTATAATCTCATTTGAAGTAATGGTAGCATTATTTCCAAACCCGCTTCCGGCAACTGCATCGGATGAACTTAATTGTTGACCAAATGCAAAATAGTTGTTATACTCAGTATACACATATACTGATCCAGAACTTGTTGTTATTGAAACAAAATGTGTAGCTCCAGAATCCCAAGTAATAGGATTATCTTTGTTAAATGTTGTGTTAGGATCGTAAGCACTTCCGAACGCAGTTACTACTAGTGTTTTGCTGTCGGGACTAGATGCAATATCAAATCCAAATGTAATACCGTTTATTTGATTTGGAGTTTCAATTATTTGACTAGGAACATATTGACCATTTGTAAATGTTGATACTACTACTGCTCCTTTAGAAATACCTGTCGGTAGTCCTGTTAGAGAAGCAAATAAGAAATTGCCATCCGGTGACATTACAACCTTATTACCAAATCCACAAGTTCCTTGTAAATTGGCTCCTAGTGCAGAATTAATAGTAGCAGTAGTAATGCGTTGAACCTGCGTCATTGTTGGTTGGTTTCCAACCGGAGTATCCGAATAGACATCTGATAAACTGTATATTGCTACCTCGCCTGCGCCAGGCACACCTATTGCAACATAGTCCATCGTAGAAGTTGATGCAATCGAATAACCAAATTGTGCAGATCCCGAATAGCTATGAGACAACTGAACAGGTGTAGTTGCAGTCATAGATATACTTGTCTGTGTTGAAATTAAAGCGTTCGTTACTGTTAGTCCGTACTCGTATACTTGACCTGCGCCTTCGCCTGGTGCTCCTACTAGTAGTATCTTTTGTCCGGGGATATTTTGTATAGCGAGAGATTGTCCAAACAATGCATTAGCTGGTGAGCCATTCGTGCTACCAATTACTGCCAAAGTATTTTGTAGGTTGGTTTGGGTATTGATATTAGATATTTTTACAAGACCACAGTTATTAAATCCATTTCCAACGAGACTACCAATGCTATGTGCTACTCCGTTAATTACTTGTAGTTTAACATTGCTTGCATTAGGAGCACCCGCTATTATGATCCTATCATTGCTTTCATAGGCTATGCTACTACCAAAGTTAGCAGGGATTCCCGAATCAGAAAATGCCGCGTTTGAGTCATTTAACTCCCAGTTTGTTACTGGTAACAATACTGTTGTAATAACATTTTTGGCATTGCGAGTTAGCTGTGTGTTATAGAAAAATACTCGACCGATATCATTATTAGCCGCATTGCCCAATGCAGGATTACTATATCCAGGGGCAGATACTATAAGCACACTATCATCTGCAGAAGAATAAACAACAGAACCATATTTTGCAGATTGTTTTGTTATACCACTAGACAACACACTGCTTTGGAAATTATCCACTCTTTCAATAACTGCCCATTTACCGTCATTGTTGTCAACCCATACCTTAGTGCCAAACCCTGATGTTTCTAATACTGGATTGTATTGTATGTCACTAAACGTATTAATTCTAGCAGAAACAAAACGGAATAATAATCCCACAGTAGTTTCTGTATTTGTAGGTATACCCGATAGCGAAGTGTTTACTAAGAAGGTGTAGGGATCTGGAGTTCCTACTACAATATAAACAGCATCCATTCCTGTGTTGAATCTCGTAACACTTACAACATCACCTGCACTAAGACCGTGCTGTTGATCTGTTGAGAATGCAAATTGATTAGGTGCTCCAATTACTAATTGCGCAGATATAGCTTTAGCAGATAATAGTGTATATCTTAGAACATCCCAATCGCCGTCCTCTTTGAATCCCATCCATAAGATATCGCCATCTTTCAATTGATTAGGATTTGCAATATCTAGAATACTATTCTTGTTGTAAACTGTTGCAGTAATATCATCATAGTGTACATAACCTGCGACAGGCATTTTAATACTGCTACTATTGTATGTTGCAGATGTAGTTGTGAACACCCATGATTGGTCAGCAAAATTAATAAAGCCTTCTGGTTTTACTAATAGATCATAAGGAGTTTTGTAATATGTTAGGTCGTTAGCAACAACAGGAATTGAATCAACAAACTCAATTAACTGTGGATTTTCTAAGAACGCAGAATCGCTAAGAGCTACTTCGTATTCGTTCTTGGTAATGATACCACCGTAGGTTCCCACACGGAATGCCCAAGCTTCATTGAAAGTTACTAGACCCTGTAGGTTATGAAGGCTAGCCTTTGCTAACTTGTCAATAGCACTCTTAGTACCTTTTTCTCTGATGTATCCTTGATAGAATTTATATTGTGCAATAGGATCATTAAAAATATTATCTAGATAGATTCTAGGAGTATAACCTGTTAGATGTTGTGCCATCTTTTCTTGGCCAGCATCAAAATTGTCGATATCTAATGAGTAGAAATCTTCAAACTGATTGATCTTGTAATCAAAGTTAGGATATAAAGTAGGAACAGGTTTTTTAGGTAACAAACTCCATTGATTGAAATTAAATGCTATGCTACCGGGAATTAAAACGTTAGTGCCGTAATATTTTCCGTTGTATCTTACAACATCGCCTGCTTGATAATCAGTATATTGTGCCCAGTTTTGTATTTCAGCATTATCATATACAAAGCCAGGGCTAAAGAAATCGCCAGTCCACTTTGCTGTTCTAAATCCGCTTACGTTTACCCTTAACTGTCTGTAACCTGTTTCTATCTGATAGATTATATCACCAAACAAACTTGTGTTATTGATAATAATAGCATGTTCTTTTTGAACTGTGCTAAACTGTGCAAAGAATATTCCTTCTTGTGTGTTTATTGTTTGTACTGTAAACACACTATCTTGTCTGCTGATTGTATAGTTGTGTTGAGGGAATGGATTTCCATCTGCCTTATAAAGACTGTACTCATAATAAGGATCATCTAAGTTATCAACAACTCCACTAGTCATGTTAAACTTGATTCTATCAGCAAAAGGACTTACTGTAATAATAGAATTAGGTTCCCAATTTTGAGAAGTCCAATATAAAAATTCTCTACCACTGAATGTCCAGTCCATGACTACATTTAAATCTGGCTGTACTTCGTCAAATACGAATCCTTGAGTTTTCAACCACTCGCCGTAACCCACGATTATATCAAATACAGCCTGTATAGTTGGGAATGTAGTGCCGTATGGTACTATTGTAACTGTTGATTCAAATCTAACAGCACCCAACACGCTTACTCCACCTAGTGTAGGAAGTTTAGGTAACTGCTGGAAGTATTGAGACCCGCCAAAAGTATTGCCGGCAGTATGAGATAATGTAACAATATAATATGCTCCGGAATATCCAACATACTGTCCTTTCTGATAGAATTGTCCAGCCGTCCATACAACATATGATTCGCTCACTCCACCCACGTTGATAGTAGGATCAGTACTGGTTCTAACAGGGCGGTATATTCTATAGTAAGGACGATTCTTGTCGTAACCTCGGATAGTATATCCGTCGACTCCTTTTTGTACAATTATACCCGAAGCAGAATAAGTGTTGCTAGGATTACTTACGTTGAAGTAAATGTCATAATCTTCTTGTGGTAATAAAACACCGGGGTTAGCACTTGTAGGATCTACCGCATCAATAATAATTCTAATTTTATCCTTGCTGATAAATCCGCCCATTTTTCCAAATAGGTTATAATCTATATTTGATAGATCTTCTTGTAATTGTGTTGCATATCCGTATGTTCGTTGATTGTTGGCTTCTACTAATAGTACATTGTAACCAGACGAAAGGATTCTGTTTCCGTTTATATCTAATTGATTCCATAACAGCAAGTTAGATATATCTAAGAATTTTTGTGTATCTTCTTCGACCAGCTGTGTTGCTTGAGTATTTGCTAATATAGTTTCAGTAGTATATCTATATTGATCTGCAATATTTTTAATCATTCTGCTAGGATCAAACATGTATGCAGAATAAATCACAGGACGAGTTAAGGCTAGCAATATCTGTACAGCATAAGGCCATAAACTGCTTCGGCGCCATGCAGTTTCTGCAGGTCCTTGATCTCCAAAATTCCACGGTTGAGCTATTAGAGCAGTATCAATACTTCCGATTATATTTGTAATATCAACTGTTAAAAGATTTCCGTTAGAATCTACAGGAATTATGTCTAATAGATTTGGACGTACATATAACGGATCTACTCCGGCACGATCGCCTTGACGAATACGTCCATCACGTAGGTCTTCCCACAATAATAAATTACCGCTAGTATACGGATATGATCCATACTGTGCATCCCACCAAGATGGCTTGACAGTGAATCCTAACATTTCCCAAGGACATGTATGAGGACGATCTGTGTCATAGTACCACTTAAATATCGCTCTCCAGTTGCCAGGTAATGGTAATCCTGTTACAACGTCTGTTGCGGCGCCATTACTATAATTCCATGTCTTTGGATTTAAGGCATTAAACGAATCATTAGTCTGATAATCTATTCCAAAGAATCCTGCCCATTTTAAGAAATCAGAAATTATAATATTGTTAGTGTCAAAAGGACCATAGTCATTAGATCTAAATGCACCAGGAATGATCTCGTTCATGTCCAGCAATTCTCTGTTGTACTGGACTTTTAAATTGTTATAGATTCTAGTTTCTAACTCTAATATAACAGCATCTCTAAAATCACCATAGGCGGTAATAATACTACCATCGTGACCTTGTATCACAGTTGTAGGAGTTACATAAGTATCGTCAAGGTATATAGAAGGAATATATGCAGGATATAATCCTAACTTAGTAGGAGTTGGAGGAATATAACATCCTGCAGTATTGCCGTAGTCTTTTACTGTAATAACATCATTTAACTTTAAGGTTATTGATAGTGTTACTACAGTTTCTACCTCACTAAAGGTATAATCTTGACCATAGACTAACTGCGTGTTATTATGATAAACTAAAATAGCACGAACGCCTAATACGTCATTATTAAATTCGCTAGTTAGACTATAGTTCTTAACACGTGGATCAGTTACTGTATAATTCCTAACTATTGCATCTTGTCCAAATGCAATCATATCAGAATAGCCGTAAGCAAAAGAACTATTTTTACCAGTTGTCATTGCTGTCATTACAACATCAACTGCTTCTGCGGGAGTGTATGTTCCTTGTAATTCTGTTACTCGTTTTACAAAAGCCAATTTAAATTGACTATAATGATCGGCAACTTTTTTAACTGCATCGAGTAAACTATGTTCTTTGTTACCGATAAAAAATTGAGCGAAACTCAAAGGAGTTCCGTGATTAACTAATCTAGTTCCATACTGTGAGATAGGACCGATATCTCTTAGATTACTATTGCCTGGGAAAGATCCTTGTAAGTTTAAAGATGCTCCCGGAGGAGATGCAATGTCTTTAAGACTATGGACTACCTCTGCAAGCGTAAATGATCCAATAGGACCATTTAACGGGTTATTAGTTCCTGCAATCGCAATATCATAAAATCCGTTACCATTAGGAGGTTGAGCTGTGAATATTCTTAATAATATGCTGTCATTAACTTTATTGTTAGTTGTAAAATACACAAAGTACTGACTTCCTTGAGATACTAGATAGTAATCCTCTGTTGGGTTGAATAAAGAATCGTTAACATATACTTGTATCTGTATATCTGTTAGATATCCGGGATTATTAACTGCTGTAACTTCGACATAATTTGAAGCAGTAGTACACACTTGGAATTGTACTATAGGAATTTGATAGAAAGGATTTTGTACCCAGGTGTTTATATAAGTCGATTGACTTACTGATACCGTACCTTCTGAATTAATAGTTCCCGGAGCAGATAGTCCTGCTGAGAAATTTGTAGTCTTACCAACTTTTAAAAAGTTATTTTTAACCCATATTGTTATAATATTGTTATTTTCAATAACAGTAAATGTGTCGGTATTAAAATAGTTATTGAATAGATAATCGCCAATATTGTTTACATTTAGATATTCTAAAGGAAACCCTAATACAGAATCAGGTGTACCTGTACCTATGCGATATCCAAATAATTTTGTGCCTTGAAACGTGCTTCTATAATATGTAGCATCGCTATAACTAATACCATTCTCATCAAACACATCAAACAGCGGAGCTTGATTCAACGCTGTTTTTTGTTGAGAGAAAATCCATTCGGTTCCGTTGAACCACCAATTTTTTCCAGCATTTTCTGTACCGCGGAGAACTGAAACGCTAGAATCTGTTGTAGGAACATTATCAGTCGCAGGAGTTAAAGAAATAACATTATTTCCGTTGATGTTAACAAAACTAACTGTATATATTCTTCCTTTTACTAGATTATCTGTATCTGCATTAAAGATAACTCGATAACCGTCTTGCAGGAGTTCGCCATCTACATAGTAACCCGCCTGTCCTTCAACATTTTTAAATGCCGATAGTGTTAGATTATCGATAACGTCAACAGGTGCTGTAAATGTTGATCCATAATTATATAATTTTATGTTAGGATAAAATTCAACAATAGGACGTTGTGCTCTATTTTCGTATGGGAACACTACTGTTATATTGTTTGCTTTTGCGGCCGCTGTTATAACATTTGCATGGCACCAACGATTTCCTCGGCTCCATGGATTTACATCTAGGCTGGCGCGGTTGATAGTTACATACTCCGGGGTCAACGGAATATTTGTAAAGTTATCAAATGGGTATTGATCAAAATTAGTAGCATCAAAATTAACATCTAAGTCAACTGGTGTTTGGCTACCGACAGACAACGAAGCCCAATCAGTTAGCGTTATTGCAATACCTACTCCCTCAACTACCCATTCCTTATCATTATAAGATGCTGGGGTTATGTTTCCGTTGAAACGGATTTTCATACCATTTGAAAATTGTATTCCGTTTCCAGATGTATATGTTGTCTTGCCTAAAATATCAGCTTCAACATCTAATGCTGTGTTTTGTTCAAGATTCTTAACTACAAATTGTCCTACTATAGTGTCATCGTCACCGGCGACATAATAGATAATATCGGGAGTGTTGTCATCTACAACAAATACAATTTGACCAGCAGTACCTGCACCGTTGTTGCTTACTGTAGCTGTATAGGCATCCTGAGAACCACTGCTTATAGCAGTTTTAAACCAAACATTATGTATACTATCAACGTTGAATACATAAGTCATTCCTCTGTATAATGTAATTAAAGGATCTGGTGTTATCCCGTCTGGAGTAAAAACAAAAATCTGTCTTGTTGGATCATCTGTGATAGTATATGTACTAACAGTAGCTTGTTGTATTCCTGTGATTTCTATCGTGGTTGGTCCGGTTGGTAACCAATAATATTCTGTGTAGTTTAAAAACTTATCTAGATCAACTTGCGGATCATAGGCATAGGTTACGCCTTTAAAAAGCCTATTATGGTTTTCAATATTACCATTTTCAAATGCTATTTGATTTAGTATGTCGTCATAGCCAACGACTTTTTTAATACTTTGTGCATTGTCTCTAACAATCAATGCTGGTTCTAATTGATAATCGCCTTCTAACTGATTGGCCGCAGGAATATATATGTCAGTAGCTGGATTATAATTTGGACTTAGTGTGCTACCAATAAATCCACTGATACGCTCTATGATCGGAGGTTGAATCAGTTGATCGATAGTACTGGTTAAAAATTTTGTATTTTTATCTGTTCGTAAGTATTCTGGTAGTAAATCTACTGCTCTACGTGTAGTAGAAGGATTTCCGACGTCGACAACATTGATAATTGAATTATTTGCCACTTTTATGTTCCGATTGTGTTAACAACAATACTTGCGGTAGTGTTGATTTGTGAAGCTGTCAATGCACTAATAACTTCTATGTCGTTAATAGTTGCTCCGCTTACGAAAATTTCGTTTGACTGGCAGGCTATTTCAAATAGACTACCAAATACTATATTTGTTTTAGGTACAAGTACAAAGTTAGTTATGTCAGGAGTCATTATATTCATGACATAGGTTGCTAATTCACCAAAATTAAATTTCTGACCAAAGTCCCAATTCTCTATCGCAAAGAAATCATTGATCGCTTGTAAAATACCTGTGCTGATTTGATTAGAACTTAATGTGCTTGTAGGACTTTGAACAGCTTTAAATGTTCCTTGGAGCTGTACAGGAGCTTGACTGCCGAATAGCACTTTGTAATTTGCATTGTGATATATGATAGTATCACTGATACTTTTTATTGGTTCTAACAGCGAAGCATATTGAGATTCTAAACTGTTTGTTGACGGTGCAACTGGTGCTCCGGTTGTTGCGCCAGAAGATAACCATCCACGATATGCTGTATCGTAAGCGGAAGATAATAGATAGATATCTACAATATTTGTCTTGCTTGGATCTAATCTACGTTCTTCTCCTGCATTATGCTGATACTGGAACTTAAGATTTCCACGGCCTGGTTTAACAAAATAGCTAGGTTCTAATTGATATGTATAAGAATTAGTAGAATCTGCGTATGTTGTTACTGATGTTATACTCTTAACAACATCTGCTGTATAGAAATAAATCAACTGTCCAACTCCGTACAGCCCGCCAGTTGTTGGAACTGTAGTTTCATCCGGATAGGCAACAAACTGACTAGAGTCAACTGTTTTATAGCGCAAGCCATCTGCTAGTGTCATAAAATAAACAAAGTTACATAGATATCCTGTTTGAGGACTTACTGTCTCTGGACTAACAATATCCATAAAAGAATCCGGATTGTCTATGTTACCATCATTATTTGCATCATAAAAACTAATTTTAACTTTTTTAGGTTCAACATACCCGTCTGGGTCTATAACTGGACTGTCTATTTGCCAGTTAAAGTCTTGACCAAGATGGTCTATAGTCGACGATGCTAGTATACTCTGAGAAGCATTGCCAATAGTCACGCTAGAATTAAGAGTTACGTTTGTTCCAGAGTTGGCTATATAATAATTAGAAATAGAACCATTAGTTAGGAAAGGAATAACAAGCGCATTGCCGATCGAGACTGAGGGTGTACTAGTATAACCTGAACCAGGAACATCTATACTAAGTCCTAAAAGATTACCTGGACCAACAGATGATACAACAATGATTGAATTGGAACCACCTGACGGTATGATTTGATCCCCTACTTTATAACCACGACCGGGGTTGACTATAACCGCACTAGTGATCGCACCATTTGTTTCTGTTATAGTCACTGTCAAGCCTGCACCTGCGCCATTTGTAGTAGTTGCAATAGCAGTACCGTCACTGTATCCAGAACCTCCGCCGATTATACGTATACCTGTAGCAGGACCAGCAGTTGCCGATATTGTAATTTGTGCCGGTGTGTAGCTGTTAGGAGACCAATTTACTCCCAATACCTTGATAGTATCTTTAATCACACGGTTGTTGATGTAGTCATAATTCTGTGAAGTATTATCAATATAAAATGCAGTTTCTGCCGCACTCTCAAACAAATAATCTAGTATTCTATAATAGACGTTATAACTGTTTCCAGTCCATTGAAATGCAATCATCCAACTAGCATCTTTATTGGCATTGGTTGTGTCTCCTTGATAAATCAAATCAAAGGGACTGTTAAGATCTAAATTTGTATCAACTATAACAAACCATTGTCTAGAAATTCTATCAAAGCTCAATCCAAAGTTTCGGTTGATTAATCCAAGATTAACTATTTGATTTTCTAACGCATATGACCAATTAGTAACAAACGTTGGAATAACTTCAACAGGTACCGCAGTCGAAGGCACGTAGTTTGCTAGTGTTATAGGACCCGAACCATCAACCAACTTACCTGCTCCACTATTTGCACCATCGCCTATAATTTGTATTACTTTGACCCACATGTAATCTGTAGTAGTTTCATCTCGAGTTGAAGTTAGCTGACCAGTTGGTAAAAAATAATAATTCTGTGGTGGCGCAAATTTAATCAAAGAACCGGGTGTTACGTATTGTAAATTGCTTGAACTGAAGTAGCCGGTTTCAGTAGGTGCACCATACTGGTTATTAAAATAACCAGTTGTTTGATTAGTTGAATTTTTTACAGTTACCCAAGACAGCGACAAATTAGACAAAGTCGGTCTAGGATAATTTTGCATGTAGAAATTTTTAAAACTAGGACTTTGAACGATTGGTTCTATTTTTCCTTTTAGTGTTCCAAAGAAATCATTTCTTGTTGTAAATTTAAAATTAAGAGTCTGCTGACTTTGTTCTTCGTAGATAATTCCGTCATCGCAAAAAATATTAGTACTTGAATATTTTCCTGTTATGTCGCTTAGTTCAAAATATTTTGAAATGCCACTGCTGGATCTATTGATACTCTTTACTTTTAAAATATCTGTACCCACTGTTAAAGGACCAATCTGATAGTCCTCACCTGTGATCATACGATTCTGTAGATAATAAGTCTGTGGTGCTTTTTGTTTTATAGAAGCAACAGATTCTGATCCAGAACTATTTGTTACTGTATATTGTAATGTCAGTGTTAGTTTAAGGGTGTTTAATTGTCCGCTCTTATTGTAATACGGAATAGAAACTGATATTCCGCTAACTTGTTCAGGCGTAATAGAATATGTTAATCCATTACTTTGTCTGTAGAATAACCGGAAGTTACCTTTAGGTAAGTTTCCAAAGCTACCATCTGCAAAATTTAAATCAATTTGATCATTTGCTCTTGTTGATACTGCATATAGATTTCTTATATCACTAGACAAACTATTATAGATAACATTGTTACCCACAGTTGAAGGAACTTTAGACCATAAAGTATTATAGGCTCCGTTAGTACTTTGTTGCCATAACCATACATCTGTATTGTTAATGTTGTTGGCGTTGATTCCAATTATCTCATCTGCTACAGGATTTGTAATTGAAAAATCACTGTAGTTTGTTGTACCTTGGCGGAAGTGGAAGAAGAAACCAGTGTTAGCAGATCCAGCACCTTGATTATCATTCTGAAATATAAAACTTAGTGTATTACCTGCCAATGGGGGATCTTCATAGATATAAGACTGTCCTGAAAACAAACTACCTACTATTTCAAAAGGCATGTTAGTTCCGTTTATAGAACTTTGGAATCCATAAACAGGAACATCTGTGTTAGCAGTATTCAAACGATACTGTTCTGTTGGAATTCCGTTTATTGTTGCTTTATCATAAGGCTGACCAAAGGTAAATGTGTTTGGCATAGCAGAATTCATAATGCTGATAAACTGTTGATACCAATTTGTGTTAGTAGGATCATTCCATCCCACGATCTGATTTGCTAAATTAACTCCATTAGCATCTATAACGTTATCTGTTGTTGTAACGGCAGTTATCTTTAAAAAGCCACTAGCAGGCACGTTGCGCACAGGATTATAGCTGACTAGCTGAGCTAGTCGTAATACGCTATCAGTGCGTTGTGCTGTTTCTAGGAAGTTTTCGCGAGCATTTAAATCAATACGAAAACTTAGGTTCTGACCAAGATAAGCAATAAGATCTACTAGGGCAATATACTCACTGCTGTCAATATAATCATTGAAATCCTCCGGATAATTTTCACGAAGGTATTGAATCATTACACGGCGTAATGTGTCAAAATCGTATGAAGTAAAGTCTGAATTTTGAAAAGATTGGTAAATCTTTTTCCAATCTTCTGCGACGAGTAGTTGTGAATTAGTTGCTGGTATCATATATATTATCTGCCCTAGATAACATATTTATTGAAAAGTTTAAGTACGTATATTATTGTTGTACCAGTCCGAGCTCTTTATCAAAGGATAATTTAAGCACATCAGTCTGGTTTGTTCCAACATAGGACAGGGTTGACTCTAACAGCAGGCCATATGGCTCTTCAGTTAGGTTAATCGACACAGGAACCACTCTAGGATCAAAATTTAATATGCGATTAACGTCTTGTACAACTGCTTCTTTAAGTTGTTCTGTTAGAGGATCAAATATAACGTTCCATATAATCGTGCCAAAATTTGGATTCATAACACGCTCGCCTTGTCGTGTGCGGAACATGTTTAATATGTCCTGTTTGATTAGATCATAATCATATAACTTAGGATTGATCTTAGTTTCATCTACCGTGCTGAATCCTTTGTAAAACTGTGATGTTTGATTAGAAATCACAGGATTCTTATTTGTTGGGGTTATGACTAGATTCTTATATGGCATAGTGTTATTTATTGACCTGTTCTAACCGGGTTTCCTGAGCTGTCTGTTAAAACGCCGCCCGATCCAGTTGTAACTACGTTAGACGCAGTTGTAGTAGTTGCACCAGCATTTATTCCTTGAGTTGTAAACAAGTTTTTATAGTATGCGTATGCCGAAATACGTTGGGATAATCCGTTCGTACCGCCATTAACAAGAGCAGAAACAGAATTACAATCATCCCAGAATGTCGTAGTATCAGTATAAGGTTGTGTCATCGTTTTATTTTTAAATCCTATATTTTTAAAGACATTAAAAAAGAATAGGACGCTCTTTGCGGCTAACTCAATCTGTTCTACTAGTTCAGGTGAACCAACAACATCTTGTCCAAAGTATTTGGCCATAGATTGATATGTTTTTCTACCTGTACATTGTATGAATCCACGGCCCTTGAATTTAACACCATCTCCTGATTGTGTATTACCAAGGTCTGAACGACCCTCGTATTCAGATCCGCTTGCAAGTTCTTTAAGGTATATAAATCCGCCGCTTTCAACTTTACATTGTGCCATCCAGGCCGCTAGTTTGATAGGATCTGTAACTCCCCCGTTAATCAAAGTCTGTTTTAAGAAAGCTTCATTAGATGAGGCATTTTTTCCTAAAGGTTTTCCTATAGGATTATTATTAACAGGTACCGGTCCGCTTCCCGCAGTTGGACTAGACGGTGCATCCAAAGGTTGATTAACCTGTGTATTTGTTTTATCAGGAGTAAAATTACTAGGATTAACACTTTCATGATGATCCCACGGCTCGTGTGTTGGAACACGTTGCATAATACTTTGAATATCGCTATCTTTATAGAACTGATTATTAGACCAGCCAACTCCTGCTGTTCTGTTAGGTAAGGAAAATACTTCTAACGGTGTGGGCACATCAGGAGTAGTTGGGGCATCTGTGTCATACGAGTTCAATGATATAGTAGGGGCAACTAATTTTTGTTGTCCTGTAGCACCTAAACTCATGTTTGCGCCCGATATCGCTCGTATATCTCCACCAGCAGAAATACTCATTGCACTACTAGATTGCAATCTCATTTCTGCATTAGAATCTAGATTATAATTTCCACCAAATTGTAATTTTCCTTGCTTACCGACCAAAAGGTAATACTGATCGATAACGTTAGTTTCCATCGTACCGCTAGCCTTGATATGCATGTTTCTGCCTGCTTCAAAGTTTATATCACGGTCGGCTCTAAAGTTAAAATCTTGTTCGCTGTGTATGCTTACAGAATCCTCGGCATAGATGTCTATCTTACCATTACTGGTCATTTCTAACCACGCAGTTCCTTTGGCATTTGCTATGTAAATTAAATCTGCAGAATTGTGCAACAGAATCTGATGCCCAGTTCGTGTTCTTAATCTTACTAGTTCGTTCTTACCATCTTTGTCACCGTCATCCATGACAAAGGTCGTTCCTCCCAACCGGCTAACTGGTGCTTTGACAGGATTCTCAAATCCAATTTCAGCTCTCTTAGCATTTGGTGACTGATCGATAGGACCAGGAGTGCTTATTCCAAATACCTGGCTTGGAACTTCTCTTCGAGCACTACTGCTTGTTACTCCGCGAATAGTATCTAATAATAAACCTTCTTGTAGTAATCTATCTGCGAAAGGATGTATAGGTTTAGTAAACGTGCTAGGAGTAGGTAACTGTAATGTTCTACTTTTCTTATGGAATTCTGCAACAGGCAAATAGTTAGTACCATATTTTGTCTGCTGTTCAGGTGTCATTTCTGTGTATTTGCTAGCCGCAATACCAGGAATCATATGGTTCTGAAAACGATCCTGTACACAACCTATCCAATAACCAGCGTTAGAATCTCCATCTATGAAGATACACAAAACTGTGCTTCCAATGTCTGGCGGTACCATCCACATTCCGTAGGATTTTTGTACATCCTGGAAATTTGCAGAATCGTTTCCTTCAAAATCAACATTGGTTGATCCGGCAAACGGACTTAGGTATCGAACAGCAACCTGTGTACCTTTAAGATCTATCTTTCCAGAAGTTCCTTTGAGTAAAGTAACTTCAAGCATACCCATGTATGTGGTATCCAGGTGGTTGGTTACTATCCCTAGATAGGGACCTTTTCCTATATGTTTTCCAGGACCTCTAGATTCTATATTGACTGGACTACTCATTAACCTTCACCCCATCCATTGTTTATATTCCCTTGGTTTGTCGACGCCACTAACTTATCTAGTGGACTCGATACTCTGTTAGAACCAAATACAGCAGATGCTGATTTAGAAAGATCTGCAGACCCGCCTTGCACTAAGCTAGTAATTGCAGATTGATTTGATTCAACTGATCCTAATCCTGCTTGTGCTGGCGATAATCCTGCTAGACTGTTAGACACATTAAGATTCGATCCTACAAGGTTATTTAAACTCGCCTGGGATGCTGTGAGTTTGTCTGTGAGTGCAGTTGGACTAACTGACCCTAATCCCTGTGTTAGTCCGCTTGTTGACTGTCCAATTGAATTAGTCAACTGGTTAAATCCGGAAATACCTGGTAAGTTTCCTGAACTGATGGGTGTTGTTAGCCCGCCCTGAGTTAATGATCCTGCACTGGCCATCATTAATGCGGCATTTGTATCTGCGCCTAAGTTGTCTAGCTGTACTGGAGGTAAATTTCCTACGTTATCTTGTGTTACGTTTGCCATAACAAGACCCTGTCCCTTAAATGAATTTAAGTCAACGTTGTCTGGTACTTCGCTTTGGAATGTTTGTAGCTGTGAAAGCACTTTACTTTGTATTGAGGGATCCAATCCAGATACTTGAGAGGGATCTATTCCTACACTAGATGCTAGTCCTGCGGGATCTAAGTTTGGAACGCCCGCTGTTACTGCTGTTATATTTGCTTTAGCGTTGTTTAATAGAGAATCTGCTTGACCTGTTACATTGCCAACTGCTGATCCTGTTAACCCAGTTATGCTTCCGCCACCGGCAGTAATTTGACTAGTAACACCAGATGCTAGGGTGGCGGCAGAGTTTGCAGTAGGAACTGCTCCACCTATTATATTATCAACACTGGCAACAGTTGCAGGAGCCAATTTAGATGCGCCGCCTATTATATTTGACAGTCCGCTAGTGGCTAACCTAATACCAGATGCTAACGCATTTACACCATTTAAACTTGACCCCACGTTGATCCCTAATTGAGGTCCTATAGTTCTAACTTGTCCTACTATATTTTGTACCGCGCCGCCTACTCCCGCAACACCGGTCAGTCCGCCGGTAGCCGCACCAACAAGTCCTCCAATTCCGCCGCCTGCCGCATTAGTAAAGTTAGGAAGAGACCCTAAACTGCCAGCACTAGGCAAGCCTCTAACAAGTGTAGCTATTTGTAAATCGTTTGGTCGTGAACCACTAGACTGAACTCCAATCGGAGCAATGTCTTTAACCTGTTGTTGTCCTGGTTCAGGCGTTGTTTTAAATCCAGGACTTGTGTCTGCTTTCTTAGCTTCTATTAGTTGGCCGTTCATACGTAAAACTGTCATAGACTGTTTAAACACACCACCGTTAAAATCGGAATTAACTTCTGTAACTTTGTAAATTCCACTAAATGGCAATATTTGAGAATCGAAATACATTGAACCGCCATTTGCAAATGTATCATAATCTATCGGAGTTCGCCAATTTATGTTTATATAAACATCTCCGCCATACATAGGAGCTTCGCCGTTTGATGTTAGTCCTAGATTTACTAAAGGATGTATTTGATTTCCTACACCCCCTGTTGTTACATAATACGGATCTCCGTATATTTCAAGATTGCATTTCATCAAATCAACCGAAGCAGTTATCGCATTGTGCATTGTCTGTGCCAATTGATGATAGGGATCTTGTTGCTTTGCTTGGCCCTGTAATCCGTTAGCTGGTACAAATCCTTCTGGTATCGTTACTACTTTAGCTGTAGGATTTTTCTTTTCTTTGACAGTCTCTTCATTTGCCTTAGGAGCAGTTACGTTTACTGTATTTCCAGCCGCGGCGCCTGTTGAGGCCGCACTACTATCAACAGTTCCTGCTCTAGGAGGCATTGCCTGAAAATATAAATGATTGAATTTTAAATTAAAATTGATAACATCTTTATTTTTTCCCATATACAAATAGTCATAGGTTCTTCTAATCTGATTTGTTATAGGAGTATAATCTGTTACGCCTAATTGTTCGCCTGGTATTTGTGTATAGTGGATGCGATAAGGACATACCACAAATCTAAATAATTTATTTTTTGAAAGACCTTGTGGATCTGTATTTCCTTCTAACAGTTCCACATCTGTTCTAACCATAAAATATTGAACTATTCCATCTCCTTTTTTTGCATCGTCAATGGACCTAAGCATATTTTTAGTATATTCACTATCTCTAATCAAAGCTTCGATAACTTCGCTAACTTTTGACCCTTTTGCAAAATTCGCCAAGTTCTTGCTTGGTTCTAATTTTATAGTATTATCTGTTTTTGTAGGATTTGAAGAAGACTTGTCCTGACCAACATAACCTTCACCAGTTGTCTTGGCTTGATCGGGTGTAGAAAAAGCATATATAGGATTAGCTCTCAATTCATCATTTAGTGGCGAAGCATAAATGCTTCCAGGTCCAGTCCATTCATCAGATTGACCTAATGTTGTAGATACTACTTTAGTGCCAGGTGCTTCTGCTTTTGCAAAATATATTTCATAACGATCTTTATTCTTAGTTTCTGTGCCTTTTGTTTCTTTTGCATCGTCTTCTGTAGCTTTGTTTAAGTTTATAAAAAGATTTTTTAAAAGTTCTCCAACTGTAGTACCTTCTGCTTTTATATCACTTCTTAAATTGTTAGGAAGACCATAGGCCATATCATTTTCTGAATTACATTTTACCTGATATGTAGTTCCTTTGTCTGATGTCTCTACATCTACTCCTGTGATTTTTACAGGATAATATCTAGTAGTGTTTGGAATTAATTCGGGAGAACCATCTGGGCCTGTTACGGTATCTTTATAACCATAAAATTCTATCTTAAGACAAAAATTACCTGCAGGGTATGATATCGCACCAGCCGCACTAGACGAAGTCTGTAGTGCTTCTAAGAATCCACCCATGCTATAAGGTTCATATACGCTAAAACTAATCTTTCTAGGCAAGGCAGTTCCACCTTGCGGAGAGTACGACATGACTGTATTGATTTTTAAATTATCAATGTACATGTCAAATCTTCCAGGACTATTTTTATTGAAGTCATTTATTAGTCCTAATAACTCTGTTTTGTTTGTTTCAGTATTAGAAACAACCCGTTGACTTAATTGATTTGAAATTACTTGTGTACCTTTGCCAGAAGATTTTAATATAATATATTTCTGACTAGAAACAGCATAATTTGTTGGATCTGATAATGCAGAATCTTCTAATGCACTTAATGTGAGAACATAATTCCAAGATCTATAGTCATGTAAAACATTGTACTCGCTTCCTTTGAGTACCAGTGGTTGATTTCCTGCTAAGATAGTTCCGTTGGCGGCTTCGTTTGTGGTTCCCGGAACTGCACCCTGCTGAGTAGCTATATCCGCTTGATTAGAATCTTGCGCAGTTTTGCGATCGCCTTCTGGGCCCGGAGTTGCCATTTATTAAATTCCTAATACTGATTTTAGTGTAGTGATCTTTGGAATAAAGATCGTTACACCCGGAACTAGATCATACACAGGGTCTTTAATTATATCTTTATTTCTCATAGCAAACACCCACCATAGTTCTGCATTTTGATAATAATCGTATGCTAATAGATCTGGTCTGTGCATATAGATAGGATCCACGACATATTGTATATCGTCGGCTTGGCTTGGAATATCTCTAAATGCGATGACATCTAAGTATCCCTGGCTTTGATCTGTAAAATAATACGGACTTGCTTTATCGTATGTTGATGTCATTATAGATATCCTTTACCTGCTAATTTTCCATTCAGCCATGCATCTACTCCGTAGTTCATAGCTTCGGTTCTACTGTACATTACATTCAATGTTATTGATAATGTGCAACTTGTAGGAACCATTGTGTTTCCGTAACCCATTGTACCTCTACCAACTTGAATATAATCAACACCATCTGGCAACTCTAATTTAAAATCTGCAACAGTTACTGGAATATTTTTAAATTGATAATCACCGTAGGCATCAAATCGACAGATAGGCGGAGGAGATCCTGCGTTTTGATCATTCCCCCATTTCATTTTTGTTAAAGCACGTAGCACATGCTGGCATGCTAGAATATATGCGGCTTCAAATTCATTTTGTGCTGTAAGTTTACCAGATACAGTGATTGGACCAACTGACGAGCTTTGATAATTGTAAAATTGATAGTTACTATGTGTTACTTTATTTTGACTGTATGCCGCTTGAGTCGATGCGCTTACTTGTGGGGTATAGGGAAATAATATCCCACCTAACTGTTTTAGTCTACCCTCTGGTCCGGCCGCTGGGCCTACTAGATAATTGTCTGGTATGCGCAATTTAACTCGCATGTCTAACGAAGAAAATTCTGCTTGGGCGGCCGCAGGAGACTGAGGTACAGAGTTTAGAGGTGCTCGTTGAAGATTGGCTCCTTGTACAAGACCGCGTGTTGCGCCTGCTCCTGATTGTGTTGCTTGATCTTTTGCTTGAGATTCTGAATCTATACTTCCATTTCCGCCTAATGGTGCTGGAGGATTTGTTACGCTTTCTGTATTTCCAGATGCGGTGGCCGCCTGTTCTGCGGCTTGAGAAGCCTGTTGAGTTTGTAGTGCCGTATTGTATGCGTCAGTTGCAGTAGCCAATGCATCATTAGCTTCATCAAAATTATCTTGAGCCGCACTAAGAGCATCTTCTGCATCTGTAACATCTTGTTCATCAAGAGGAATGTATTGTTCTTGCTCATCTATCTTTGCATCAATCTCTGTAGTATCCTCACCATTCTCGATAGCAGTTGCTTGTTCTTTTTGTAGATCTTGTAAAATATGCTGGTCGGCTAATAGACCAACATTTGCATTATCTAGTGCTTGTTGTGCCGAGTCGAGAGTTTTCTTTGCAGAATTAGAATTGTTTTGTGCTTCGGTTAGTGCATCAGATGCAATTTTAAGATCTGCATTTGCTTGAGCAAGCGGTACAGGAGGCGTTGGACTAGGAGTTGAACTAGTTGTACCATCGGGGTTAGTTGTTAATGTGCTTCCATCGTCAAATGTTTGTACTGTCGTGCCACCGTCATCAACTGCTGTATTGGCACCCGGCTCTCCGCTTGGATTTGTTCCAGAATTTGTTGGGGCCGCGGGTGCTGATGGAGGAGTTTGGTATCCGGAGGAAAATGTCGCGGCCGCCGCAGATGCGTTAGCTGGTGGTACTGCTCCTGCAGATCCTGGTAAGGTTGTTCCTGCACCATTAGATTGAGATACAGATGTTTGTAGGTTTGATAACTCGTCTTGCTTTTGCTTTAACGTAGTTGATAACAAATTAACATAGCCCGCATCAATGCTGTCCCCAGAGAGTTCTGCAGAAATCTTTTGGTTTATTACATTTATTTGAGAATTTAATTCGTCTACAGTTGCCATGAATGTTTTTTCCTTGTGTGTTATTTACCCAGATAAATAATGTGTGCAGTTAATCACATCTTACAAAATGGTTGACTCTCCTGTAAACATTATGTTACAATACTAACTGTAGGAGAAAAATAATGACCGGTATAATAACAACAAGAAAGGTCA